CTACTTTGCACCCGTAGATTATCAGGGTGGTACACAATGGGCAGATTTAGAATGTGAGATTAGCAACTACCATATTAATAACATCAAAAATGGTTTAGCACCATCGATGTTAATTAACTTTAATAATGGTCAACCACCCGAGGAAGTACGGAACGCAATAGAGGGACAAATTAACGCTAAATGGAGTGGTTCTTCCAATGCAGGTAGAGCAATTATATCATTTAACGATTCCAAGGAAACGGCAACCGAAATAACACCAGTACAATTATCCGATGCTCATAATCAATACGAATTCCTATCAAGGGAATCCACCCAAAAGATAATGTTAGCCCATCGCATTGTATCACCAATGTTGTTGGGGATTAAAGACAATACAGGATTAGGCAATAATGCCGATGAGTTGCGTAGTGCATCTATACTATTCGATAACATCGTTATAAGACCATTTCAACGATTAATTATTGAGGGGGTAGATAAAGTATTAAATGCCAATGGAATATCGTTAGAAATGTACTTTAAAACATTGCAACCTTTGGAATTTACTGATTTATCGGGCAAGGAAGTTACCGAGGAAGTTAAGGAACAAGAAATGGGATTTAGTTCCCAAAAAAAAAAGTATGATTTTGACGCTAAATTAAGTGCCGATAAACCTGAATTTACACAGGAAGCCGAACAAGAATGGATTGAATATTTAAAAGACAAAGGTCAAATTATTGATGAATCAGTTTGGGAGTTAATTGATGAATCCCCTGTGGATGATCCCGACAACGAACAACACCTATCACGCCATGAATTTTTTAAACGATTTGCCAACCCTGATGAAAAATCAAAGGATGACAAAGGTATTTATTTGATTCGTTACCGATACGCACCATTCCGTGTTCAAGAGAATAGCCGCATATTTTGTAAGGATATGGTTGCCAATGCAAAATTGGGGGTAACATACCGCAGGGAGGATATTGATGTAATGGGGGATGCTGGTATTAATGGACAATTTGCACCATCGGGAAAATCAAGTTACTCAATTTGGAAATATAAGGGTGGGGTGTATTGTAAACACCAATGGTTCAGATTGACATACCGAAGAAAAAAGATTAATGGTAAAATCATACCATTGACATCGGAAGAAAAAGAACAGAACATGAGGGATATAGTGGACAATTATGATAGAGTATCTTCACAGAGTGCAGATAGAGCAGGTGTGCCATTTGACCCACCATCTTGGGATATAGCATCCGTAAAAACAAACGATTTACCTAATAGAGGCTCATTAAAAAACAAATAAGAAATGTACGCAAACGATGATGTTTTATTAATTACCAAGGATGACTTATTTAAGTACACCCAGTTAAGTGGTAATTTTGATATTGATAAGATAACGCCATTCATTAAGGTGGCACAAGATATAGAGGTACAACAATTGTTGGGTACTGTGCTATATCGTAAAATCTTGACCGATGTAAAGAACAACGTATTAACAGGCAATTACCTTACATTAGTATCCGATTATGTACAACCTATGCTAATCCATTATTCAATGGCTGATTTATTGTTGTTTCACGGATACGAGGTATCTAATGCAGGGATTGTAAGGAATACCCCCGAGGGTACTCAATTACCCGATGCAGGTGAAATAAGTACATTGGTGGAACGTACACGGGCAATGGCTGATACCTACCGCAGAAGATTGGTGGATTATCTAAGTTATTATCCTCAATTATTCCCTGAATATACTGCGAACCAAAATGCAGGTCAATACCCAACATCATACCCAACTAATTATACTGGATGGAATCTAATGTAAAAAAGACCTACGCCCCCAAGGCAAATAAGGTTGCTAAACTTAAAACATACATGGCAAGTGTAAAGGTGGGTAATGTCGTTAAATGTGATTTATTCACTAAAACGGCAAAGGCATTAATACTGATGTTGTTAATTACGGGATGTAGTGCAGAATATCATATAGAAAAAGCCTGTAAAAAACAACCTGATTTGTGCAAGGTAAAGGTAAAGGTAGACACATTAATTGTTCGTGATTCAATATATTTCCATGATACGTTTACGACCACGGAAATTGACACTATCCAAATTGACACGGGTTCTGTTAGGGTTAAGATTGTACGCCATTACAATAAAATCAAAGTATGGGTAAGGCAAAAACCCGACACCATAAGAATAACACAAATTATTACCCTACCTCCCAAGGTTGTTATGGATGCCAAGAAACAGGCATGGACAACGGCACATAGTGTGTTTTTTTGGGTGGGAGTGATATTGTGTGCATTTGGGTTGTATAAGTTATTCAAATAGAACATTCCAATAAATAATCGTTTAATAAGTATGAGTAAACATTGGGTAACACCATCACGAAGTTCGCCAAAGCCTGGGGGAAATAGAGCTTGTCTATGTAAGAACGGCAAGTATTCCCGTAAGTGTTGTGATGGTTCATTACAAGCCCAAGGTGTGGGCAATGTTACAGGTGTACAAGTTCAACAAAATTAAAATTAAAAATATAAAATTATGTCAATAGCAGCAGGTTCATTCTCCGCAGGATATACAGGATGCAGAGTTGTTTCAGGAACATCAGCCACAACAGGTAGATTTCGTGGATTTGTAGTTAATGCCGATTGTGTAGTAAGTGCATTATTGGATAAAGATGCAACATCCATGATGACAACAATGGGGTTGACTGGGGTAACATTACGCCAAGGTATGTTTATTTCATTACCTGATGGAAATTATATATCATCCATTACCTTGACAAGTGGTTCAATAATCCTATACAACGAATAAATTATGTTTGTGGGAATTGGCGTTGGCGTTAATCGTAGACGCTTTGCGGGTGGATTCGCAGGGTCTTATTCATCTCGTGTGATTGCCGATGGTGGCACGATTGAGGCACTTGATTGTGTTGCCGCTGCATCATTATTGCTACAATCTGCATCGTTGCTCATAATCCCAAGTGGATATAAGGCAGGTGTTGCCTATGCTGAAATCCCTGCTAACGGAAATGGCGATTTAACTTGGTTCAGAAATAGCGTAGCCAATAGAACATTAGCCAACGGCACTGTTGAAAGTGTTGCGGCTAACGTACCACGTTTATCGTATATGTTTGGCAGTTGCCCAGCGTTGTTGTTAGAACCGCAGAGAACCAATAGTTTGCGCAATAGCACGATGCAGGGGGCGGTTGCAGGTACTCCAGGCACTTTGCCAACGAACTGGGTAAGTACTGCAACGGCTGGATTAACATTATCTGTTACTGCAACGGGTCAACAAAATGGACTTGATTATGTGGACATTCGATATAGTGGTACTGCAACAGGAACGACTATACGTTTATTTTGGGAGGCAAATAATCAAATTGTTGCCGCTGATGGTCAGATTTGGACAAGTAGTTTTTGGACATCCATTTCAGGGTCAGCACTACCGAGCAATTATCGGTTAGGTGTTGCTACTAACACAGCCGCAGGTTTTTCGGTTTCTTCGATAGTTGCTACCCCTAACATCACTCAATCAACTACATTAACACGTTACGATAGAGTAATGACATTACCAGGAGGGGCAACGGTTGCAAGGGCTCAACCTGGTATTTATGTGAACATCGTTAATGGACAATCTTATGATTTTACAATAAGAATAGCAGCACCACAATTTGAATTTGGGCAATTTGTAACGACATATATCAATACAACCAATGCCGCGGCAACACGATTGGTAGATACATTTAGCCGAAACAATATCTACACCAATGGGTTGATTTCTGCAAGTGGTGGAACTTTATTTATTGAAATGCTTAACAACATTGCATACACAAGAGATGCAGCCGCACAAGGTATAAATATTGGCGATTCAAGTTCAACAATTGCTAATGGATTTTTGCTTGTGAATACTGGAACGGGTAGACAAATAATTCAAAAAATCATTGCAAGTGCAACTACTAATTTATTCACTACAACAACCGACACGATTAAAGTTGCTATTAAATGGAATGGGACAAGTGCCGATGTTTTTGTGAACGGTACAAAGCAAGTTAGTGCAACTGCATTTACAACGACAATAATGGAATTTTTAAACGGAACAGGTGCAGGGATACCAAGATGGATTAAAACAATGGCATTATACCCAACACCTTTAAGTGACACGGATTGCACAACCTTAACCACATAATGATATGATATTTGCAAAATTTGAATTACCAATTGACAAGTGGGAGGAAATCAAACCCACATTAGAGAATTGTCATATTGTTGAATTGGGTGTGATTGATAAATTGTTTGCCGTTGATATTTTATTTGATGGTCAACCCAACGATGATTTATTGATTTACGAGGTATTTCCCGAACCTTGTGGATTGCACACATTTTGGGGGATGGAAGATTTATATTTAGAACGATTTAACGATTTTAACCCAACCGATGAAACACATTGATAACGACACCACCGCAACAATAGCAACCGCAGTAAGTGGAAGCGCAACGGTTATACATTTTTCCCAAACTTGGCAGCCCGTAGCCGCATTTGTGTTGGCACTTGTTGGTATTGTATCAGGTTTATTTGCGATTGTTTATTGGAGCAAAAAAATCAAGGCATTAGATGGCAAAAAGTAATTCTGTTACGATTTTTCGTAAAAAACCAAAACGGAAGTTAGGTAGGCACACCAAGCACATTAACAAACACAAATCATGGAAACCAAGCAGAGGTCAAGGGTGAAGCTTAAACCCTATTTTTCGCCAACACCTAAGAGAATAAGAATCTTTGGTGATAGCCTTGCGGCTGCATCAATTATGGTTGCAGGGTTTAATATGGATCATCCATCCGTAATGATAGGTTGTGCCATTGTTGGTGGCGTTGGTAAGTTCCTATCTAACTTTTTTACAATAGAGAATGAAAACTAAACAAATTACATTCCGTGGGTATTTCCATGAACCCAAGAATAAATCACAGGTATATTTACACCATACCGCAGGTAATGACAATGCCCAATCTGTATTTGGGTGGTGGGAATCACAAGGTAAGAAAATTGCAACCTGTGTTGTGATAAATTCCAAAGGTGAAATTATACAGGGGTTTGGTTCACAATATTGGGGGTATCACCTTGGGTTAACCAACGATGTATTTCGCAAAAATGGTTGCACATTTATTCCATTGGATAAATCTTCCATAGGCATTGAGATTTGTTGCTGGGGGCAGTTAACAAAAAAGGGTGAGAAGTTCTATAATTATGTAGACAAGGAAGTCCCAGCCGATGAGGTATGCACATTAAATAAGCCATTTAAAGGATTTAAGTATTTCCATAATTACACCGATGCACAGATTGAAGCCGTAGAGGCGTTATTAAAGCATTGGGAGCAGAAATACGGCATAGACCTTACCTACCATCAGGATATTTGGGATGTTACGCCACGAGCCTTAAAAAACGTAAATGGGGTATATACCCATAATTCGGTACGTTACGATAAAATTGATGTATATCCCCACCCAAAATTGGTGGATATGCTGAAAAATCTAAAATAATCTGTTCGTTTACTAAAGATTTTGATACGTTCACTAAAAAAAGTGTCCTATCTTTTTTGTATTCCAAAAATAAAATATGATATTTGAATCATGGAAACAACAATAAAAGTATTATGCACGGCACAGGAAGCCTTTGCATTAATTGATTTACTACCAAAAGAATCATTTATTCAATTGATACAGAACGATCCTACCTACGGGTGGAATGGTTCAGGGGATTTCTATGTGGTGTACATAGACAATTCAAGCTATTATTTTTCGCATTCCCGATTGTTTAATTTGGGGATGCAGGTTGCACAAAAGATTGCTAATCAGTAAAATATTGATTATGTTGCCAATAGAATTTTTAATACTATATCCTATGAGCCTCCCAGTTGCTTTTTTATTGAGCAAGTTATGGGCAAAGATTAGCCGCAAAAGATTTGTAGATACGCCCGAAGCTACGCCATACGAGTTTGAAAAAGACAAACCCGTAAAGAATTACAACCAAGTGATGAACCACATCCATCGTGAAACCAAGAGAATGTATAGGGGGAAACTATTATCATGAAACTATACACAGAATTTATTATATTTGTAATATGAAAAAGTGTAATAAATGCTGTATAGAAAAAGTTTTTAGTAATTTTAGCAAACAACCAAGAAACAAAGATGGTTATGAAAATCAGTGTAAAGAGTGTAGACTAAATGACCATAGAAGAAGAAAAGGTATTAAGAAACCAAGTGGAATAAGAGTTGTATCTGAGAACGAAAAGTTAGGTATTGGTAAACTTTGTAATAAATGTAAAGAAGATAAACTA